TTCTGTGATATTAGGAAAAATATATCCACTCTTGAGGATCATGATAAATTAGAAGGTTCACTTTACTGTGAAATTCCTACAGTTAGAGGTACGACTTACTCTACTATTGCTTTTAAGTATACCAGAGAGTTGAATGTTACCCCTCAGGAATTTGATGACTATACTATACCCAGAACTTTCTTTTATAAAGCTGACACTCAAGACGGTGATTGTGGTTCTCCAATGTTTATAATGAATCCACGAGTTGTTAATAGGAAAATTTATGCTTTACATTCAGCGGGAGATTCTAGAAAAGGAGAAGGTTATGCTACCCCACTATTTTTAGAACTAATTCAGTCACAGATTGATGTTTATGAAGTTCCTAAACTAATAGATATAGTGTTACCTGATGTCGATTTTTATGAAGATAAAGTTGCCCATCCACAAAATGGTATGCTATATTTGGGTACTATGTATAATTATCCTAAAAGAATAATTAAGCAAACCTTAACCCATTCTAAACTAGAAGGTGTTTATGAGAAAACTATAAACGCCGTTCCTTATATGAAGCCTTTTATCAATGACAAAGGTGAAAAGGTTGATCCTATGCTTAAAGCACAATCTAAATATTCTATACCCAGAGTTCCTCTAGATATAGAATTAACCTATGAAATTGCTGAGAATTTGTTTGCAAATCTCATGGCAAAGGCTACCACACCTATCACACCTCGACAACTGACTATACATGAAGCCATATTTGGATACGAGACAGTACCGTATTTACGTCCAGTAAAGATGAGTACTAGTCCAGGATATCCCATGAATATGTCTGGAGTAGAAAATCTTAAATTTTTGTTTACAAAAGATCAAGATAAATACTTACCTATAATGATAGAGTTAGTCGAAGACGACTTACGTTTTATAGATCAAGGAAAAATGAGTTTAGCCTTACATACAGATACTTTAAAAATGGAGAAATTACCTATACACAAAGTTATAGATGGTAAAGCTAGAGGATTTAATATTGTGCCTATTATTCGTAACATTTCACAACGAGTGTGTTTCGGAGCTTTTGTAGCTTGGTGTGCTGCCAATTCTACGGAGTTTGGATTTAGCTCAGGAATGAATTGCTATAGTGATGAATGGGATAGAATGTATAGATCATTAGCTCAATTTGATAAAGAAGCTTTTATTGCAACTGTCAAGGTTTTAACTGGAGATTATTCTTCTTATGATGGATCAATTTCTAATGAATTGTTACATGCATTATACAAAATTATTGAAGCATTTTACCAGGACGCACCTCCCGCAGAAAATTTTAGGAGAAAAGTTCTTTGGAATGATTTGCTATCTTCAGTACATATAGTTGATGGTAGAGTTTATTTATG